CTAAAGATATGTTCAAAGATCTTCTGACTATGTTCAAAGATCTTCTGACTATGTTCAAAGATCTTCTGACTATGTCAAAAGATACCCCCCCCCCTCTTCGTGTGTGTGCGGGATGGCATGGGGGTGTTTTGGGGTTCCTTATATACGTATACCACTTCAGATTTTTCTTTAAAAATCCCAAAACACCCCCACACATCCTTCCCAGCGAATCTTTAAAACCACCTAGGGGCTAGTTCAGTAAGGTGTGCTTTAACATTGAACCTGCGTCCTTTAATATTCTCAACAAACTTCTCTAACTCAGCATCAAGGAGTTCATCCTTACGCTGTTGCATCTTGTTGTCTACGTCTTGAGCCATCTTGTCAGTCCAATATCTAACAGCCATAGCCAAGACATCAAGTCTATCATCATGGGCAAGGCTCCCTCTGTCTTTAGTAATACGTGTTAGCTGGTAGCTAAGCATATATTTAAGACCTTTTTCGGGAGGAAGATGTTGAATGCTCTCATAGTCCTTAAAGATAACCTTAGGATCCACAACAAGCTTATGTTGGTTCAAGACAGGTTCAAGAGTATCTATGATTCGTTTCTCTTTTTGAACGTTATGTCTTACTTCCTCAATAGTAGTAGGGTGTATTCTCTGAAGATAAGGTTTAAGCAGCTCTGTGAACATACCATCACCAAAGTTAGACTCAACAATCACATAGTTAACAGAATATTTCTCTGCTATCTGTGCTAGTTTTGTAAGAGTATCTTCATTATACCCTCCTTCTAAACCTCCTACATCAAAGACATGGAGGAAACCGTTAAGCATTTTTACTACAGCATAACCTGTTTCATCCTGACCTCTACCAGAGGGGTCAATAGCTAAGACAGAGCCAGTGTAAGGAGCACGTCCTATTGTTTCAGAAGGACCAAAGAACTTATCTCCTGCAAGACCAACGTTAGGAAGGTCTGGGAGGGGGTTAAAGATACCCCATATAAGTTTCTCAGGAGCAGAATCACTATCACAAGGATAGACAATCATGTCTGAAAGCTTCAGAGGATGCTTAGTATGGTCTGAAAGAGATGTATCTAGCATGAACTGAAGAGCAAATCCAGACTTACCGTAGCTTAGTTCTCGTTCAAGAAGGTCTTCCTCATCAAACCTTAAAGGATCTGTAGGGGTCTTTTCAAGATCTTTGTTGTCTTGAATCTTGTTGTAAATAAAAGGAGCAAGTCTTGTACCGTAGACTCTCTCGGCTGTTTCTATAAAAGGGTATCTACTTGGCCAAACACGTACTTCATAACCACGAGAAGGAAGGACATTGTACAAGGACATCTCTGTTTGAGGTGTGCCTAGATACATGATACTTCCATCAGGCTTGAGAACAGCGTCAAACTCTTTAACACTCTCTGCAAGCTTCTCTCTCATGACGTGTGTCATAGAGTTATTAGGTACTTCAACATCATCAGCTATAATGATGTCTGCACGGCTTCCTGTTATCTGTCCTGTTATTCCTACACTCTTTACAGAAGGACTACCAGATGCTTTAGCAAGGGAAACATCAAAGGCTATCTTACTCCATCGTTGTCCATCTCCTGCTATAAGGTGGTTACATAGAGGTATCTCTGTAATGATTCGCTGAGCAAAGGTAGAGAAGTCATCAGCTCTAGATTTTGAAGCTGACACCACCATTATCTTTTTATCTGGGTCACGAAGCAGAAGCCAGACAGTAAAAGCAACAGCTATATAACTCTTACCAATACCTCGGAAAGCCTCAATAATAGAACGTCTAGGTGCTATTTGCATATAGTGAGCTATGTCGTACTGAATAGGAGTAGGATCAGGAAGGTTTAGATGCTTCCATACAATGTAAAGGAAGTTTCTAAAGTCTCCTAACTGACTAGGTTTACTACCTTCATCTAGGGTTAAGATTTTACTCATGATATATCAAAGGGAAGGTTCTCTAGAAGGTTACCTAAAGGACTTTCCTTGGTAATGATGTCGTAAGTTGCTCCATTATCTTTTAGGAACTTTATAACAACCCCCAACTCCTGAGCAGATGCTTCCCCAGACTGCACTCTACGAAGGAGATGTAGAGCTGTTTCTTCGTGTATTCTTTCTAGTATGTCTTTGTTTAGACTCATATCTATCGTAGTTCAAAGTGGGGGAGATCTATAAACTTCTCCTCAGTAAGATTACCATCACTATCCCAATCTCCTCCCCACCTAATGTTAATACCAAGCTGGGCAGCAGTAGCCTTTACAAAGCCTCCAAAGAAGTAGAACCTCTTCCAATCATTCCAATCTATAGGGTATGGAAGAACATCTACAGCCCTTGAAGGAAGACTATTGTGCTTACTATTAGGAAAGGATACCTTACTATACCCAGAACGTACAGCTTCATCTTGACTTTTCTTGTCTCTATGTCCACATATAACTGTACAATCGTAGTGTTTAATAACCTCTTTAAACAACCTTTGAAGATCTACATGAGCAGTTTCAAGGTTGTTAAGAGATCTTTCTCCAAAGCTAGGCATTGTCTGTAGTTTTGTATTTAGAAAACAGCCAACGTAGCCCAAAGGTAGCAGCTATAACACCTATAAAGGATACCTGATACCAATGAGGAGCCAGTGCAAGATAACTCCAGCCCTTTACAACATAGTCCTGAATAACAGGAACAAAGGAAGCAATCATAGGAAGACTAAGGAGTATTGTAAGGTACTCATCCTTCCAACTAGAGCTACTCTGTTTGAGTGCCTCTATGTCGTAATCTGTTGTAGCACGTTGGTTAGCTATGTCTAGAGTTGCCTGAGCTTCCATCTTCTTAAGCTCTAGCTCAAGCTTCTTTTCGTTCTTTACTTTATTACCTTCTAGGATACCTTTACCGATGTCAAAGATACCCCCTACTATGTCTAATAGTACCATGCTATTTTTATTTAACTGAAGAAACAAACCTGAACTTTCACATCCTCATCACTAATAACCCTTAGGGTTCCGTTCAAACCTCTAATATCAATAGTAGCCATATCAGAAGGTAGGTCATAAGCTACAGGACTCATGAATCCAGAAACAGAGGGAATGCTGATAGGTGTTGAACCAAAACCTAGATAGACATTAGCGTTATAGTCTTTCTTAAGACCGCCACGTTTAATCCTGATATAGTTAGTTCCTGATGGAATAGCTACAGACTGTTCAACATTTGATGCAAGAACAAAGTTATAGACTGAATCAGAAGGTCTACAGACACCATTGGGTACTGTAACGTGTGCTCTGTTATGGTCTTCAACAAGCTTAATCATTAATTCTCTTCCTCTGTAGAGTGTTTAAGAAATGACGAGGAATCCTCAGGGTGTTGCTGCATCAGTAGTATCCTTGTATGAATCTCATCAGCTCTCATATCATTGAGTCTTGTTCGGCTCATCATCCAGCGAATGGAGAAGATACCTGCTACTGTCGTTATGACTGTACTAACAACCACTCCTATATCACCAAAGATCTGAGGAAGCAGGTGTAACTGATTAATTAGAGAACTAGCAGTTACACCTGTCCACCCCATAATAGTAATAGACAAAGCAGTAGTACCAGCCCACGCTGAATTATGGGGCATTTTTTATTAAGGTTCCTAGTTTATATTGCGTTTACTATGTTTACTGCTTCTTCTACAGTATAACCCAACCTGAACAGCTTAGCGTTCGGGTCAACCTTCAGCTCGTATTGCTGACGAGTTGCTACTCTGTGCATCTTACGACCAGACCTCTTCGGGCTTGTCGGGAAACACGCTTTCTGGTGTCGGATTGATGGTAATCTTGCGCAGGGCGTTCCTGTACACCACGAAGTCAGCCTTGTTTGTGAGGTACGGGTCAGACTCTGGGTCACTCACGGACGGAACCTCAACCCAGTCCGATGCCTGTAAGAGCGATTCAGCTTGTGCTTTATGCTGTGCGATAAGGTCAGCGTTCTTCTTTGCCTCGTCAATTATGATTTTCATCGCAGTATCGGGTTTGAGTTTTCATTGTAGGCGATAACTTCGTTCTCGGAGCCAACACCGTAATCTGCTCCTACTCCATCAGTAAGTTCCGCCTCGTCAATAGTCCAAGCGTCACGCCAAGTTCTATCCGAAGGGACTTCAGAGGCATCCACAATCTTGTACGGCTTACCAGCGGGAACATCTTTAGCGGCAATCTGCTCAACTGTGAGTCCGCAATCGGCAGGCACGATAACAGCAACTCCGCCATCATCGGTTGGGTATATGATTCTTTTGGTCTGGTCTGTCATTTGGTTATCCTTTGTTGATTTTCTATTCATTATGCATACACCGATATATTTACACTTGGTATATCCGTTGCTGACCACGCAGTATTATTTACAGCGACTGCATACCCCGTTAAGTACTGAACAGATGATACAGTTTGATTTCGTTTTGTAGGACTATACAGACGACATGCAGCGTGTGGACAGCCAATATCGCTATGAGCCGAACAAACAGGAGAGTAATTAACATCACTCATAGCAGTCGTAAAGTTCACTGTGTAGTTACCAGTGCCGTTGTCCGTAATGCTTGACACATTCCCACTCGCACGAATTGCTACAGTGCCTCCCCCGTTGAAGTTGACCCATGCACGGCAAGCGTAGACTGGGGCTGAACCAGAGGCGTTAAATAAGGAAAGGGCATCTGCGTCGGTGTATCCTTCTATAGCGATATCCCCGCTTCCAAGCAGTGAATTGCTGTTGACTGTCTTGATGTTCGTGCCGCTGACGAGTTCGTCTTGCTTCTCGTCCTGCAACTCATCCACAGCCGTCTGTACATTAGTCGCAGCAAGCCCACTGGTTAAGTTGTCATAAGCAACGTCTACGGCTGCGACGGACCCGCTATCAGCAACCTTCTGCCAGTAGGTAGTATTAGTAGGAAGATTA